TTACCAACAACACCATTTACAGCGCACTGGTAAACAATTTTGCCGCTCATATTAATTGCTCCTGACTCTTGATTTAGCGCATACCAGGTATGCGCTCTGCGTTTAGTGCGTGGTTTCATTAGGCTGCTTTTGCCTTTTTATTAAGCTTGCCTACTTCATTACCCCAAACCGACCAACCTTTAACGCGCTTGCGAGAAAATAGCTCGATGCGTGGTACATCGCCGGCCAAATCAACACACGCTTCTCTAAACTCGTTTGGCTTCTCGCTATGCTGTCCGATAGGGTAAGCGCCGGAAAATACGCCACGGCCTAATATTTCGTCTAAGCTTTCGGTGTCATAATTACCTACTGCACGCACTGAACGGCTTGCTACTTTCGGCTTGCCCTTAACTGCGATAATGGCCGACTCGCTACCGGCGCGAGTCCAAAAGCCCATACCAAAAAACGGGTTGTTATTTACAGTTAGCTTGTTCCATACAAAGCCATTCATATTTTTAAGTGTAAAGCCCCATGCCTTAACAACGTCCAGGGCTTCTTGTGGCATTGAACCTACGTACCACATAACCAATATGCAATCGTCCGCCGCAATATCATCAATAGGCATAGCTTTTAGCTCGTCTACGCTCATTGTTGATTTGTATTGGTGCTTTGCACCGCTTGTCATTGTTCCACCGGTTTTTGAATTGCTAAATTGCCAAGCTGGATCAGCATAAATAAGGTTGAATTTTTTGCCTTTAAATTGTTCAAACATAGGGCTCTCCTTGTTATTTAGAACGGAATATCGTCATCATCAAAGTTAGCACCTGGACCCATAGGGTTAGATGCACCGCCTTGTTGACCACCGTTCATGTATTGGCTATTGCTAACACCTTGATTCTGCTTTGGGGCAAAACCACCTTGTTGCTGTTTGTTTTGTCCTTGGTTGTTGCCCTGGTAATTATTATTACCCTGGTTGTTTTGCTGGCCCTGGTTGTTTTGACCGTAACTACCTTGTTGCTGCCCACCTTGCGCATTGCTAGCTTGGCCTTGCTGTCTTTGCCCTAGCATTTGCATTTGGCCTGTAAAGCCATCGACGATAATTTCAGTCGTGTACTTTTCTTGCCCTTGTTGGTCGGTCCACTTGCGAGTTTGTAATTTACCCTCAACGTAAATTTGTGAACCTTTGCGGCAGTATTCGCCCACAACTTCTGCTAATTTTCCAAAGAAAATAACGCGGTGCCATTCGGTTTTGTCTACCATTTGGCCTGTGTTTTTATCCTTGTAGCTGTCACTAGTTGCAAGGCTGATTTTTGCTACTGGATTGCCGTTAGGCATGTAACGCACATCAGGATCTTCGCCTAAGTTGCCAATAAGAATTGCTCGATTTATACCTCTAGCCATGATTTACTCCTTATTTAATTAAAACAGTGCGCTGGCCTTTATAGTCAGGCGCACTAACTATGCCGTTATCTTCAAGTTGCTCAATTAATCGCGCAGCGCGGTTGTAACCTATTCTAAATTTGCGCTGTGTTCGTGATATGGATACCTGGCCTTGCTCTATGGCAAACGCTTTTGCTTCTTCATAAAATGCGTCATTGCCGTTACTGTCTTTATGCTTTGCATTGTGTTCGGCAATTAATGACTCGTTCCCATCGTCTTGATCTAGATCTTCCTGCTCGTTGGTAGAGCTTTGCTTGTCGAACGCATTTCTTAGCTGCTCGCAATGACCTGTCATTAGCTCAAGTGCTATCGCTTGCTTATGTATTTCATAATCATCAGCGTTATCGAACATGGCTCCTTCAACTTCAAACAGCTCTTTTACGCCTTTAATTTTGAAGTTGTGATTTAGGTAGAATGAAAGCCCATCTTTTGAAAGAGCAATTTCTTTGATTTCGTAACCTTGCTCGATAAGTTCTTTGATATTTTCGGTAGGGTAATCGCCTTTAAAACGTGCAACGTCTTTATCTTTATTTTGCATAACCAACAAGTCGCCAACCTCAAAGCCAGCAAAGTAAAGCTTGGTGTCGTATTCGCTATTTGAATTATTCAGCTGATCAAGCATATTGGTTGTTAGTGAATTGGAAATGCCGCTACAGTGAAGTGTTTTGGTTTCAACTGATTCAACCAGCTTTATAAGCAGACCTAGTGCACGTTGCGCTAATGCTGCTTTGCTATCAAAAATTAGCGTTTGCTTTTTTTCGTGATAAAAGGCTGAGAAGTTAACTGTTTTTACTATTGAGCGAGCGCAAAAGTCCGCGTTAACCTGCTCTGCTATTTTCCCCATTTCTTCTTTACTAGGCTCGTGAGGCCAAGTGTCTGCCACTTCATTAATGCGCTCTAAAACTTGTGCTTTAGGGTAGTCTTTAGCACTATAGGTGAAATCAATGCGGTAGCCGTTATCCAGTGCTACAAATTGACGGTCTACTTTAAAGCCCAAATTGCTCCACTGGTTATCTGTTAGCGATGTAAAAATAACGCCTTGTTCTTCTTCAACCTTACTTTCTAAAACTGAGATACCTGGCAGCTCTGCTGCGAATACATGAATGTTTTTCATTGTTATACCTACTTAGTTGTTATTAAAACGATGATGGCAACCACTAAAACGCGAACGCTGTTTGCTGCTACCATCTTTATAAAATCTCTGCGCTTCTGCTTTTCCTGTGCGCTTGAGCTGTTTCCGGTTATTGCCATGTAGTCGTGCATCATTAATAGTGATCCCAACGTGTTTCGTAATCGTCAGCATCAAGCCCTTGGTCTAGCTCTATCTGGCCTTTCATTGCGTACACATTGAAAAGTATTTTTTCCATGTTATATAAGCGGCCCATAGCTAATGACTCGCCAGCCTTTTTATCATCAACTTTAATGCTCAAAATTTCGTACTTGCCCGTTTCCTTGTCTTTACTTAGATGCAAGTCAAAGGCGCAGTTATACTTTTCCTTGTCTGCTTCTTTGTCTATGTAGACTGATAACCAACGGCCATCATTGGAATGATTATCCTCATTTATAATTAGAGTTATTTCACCTTCAGGTTCATTGTCGCCTTGAGCTTCTTCAAGCAGCGAATTGACAATGTAAGAAAGCGTTATTTTTTCTGGCACTTCGGCTAATATTTCTGCAAATTCTTTATCAAGCACTTCGGTTAAACGTGAGTCGTAGAAGCCTTGCGCAGCAGTTTTTAAGCGGTTTAAAACAAAGTCGTGATAAGTTGGCAAGTCGTCTAAACTTTCAATTTGCGGCATAATTGCCTTGGTCATTTTTTCTTTTAGCGCCTTGCCTAAATCGCTGTAGCTACGAAAAACATTTTCTGCAGTATCTTCGATAAGCGAATCGACCTTTTTGCTTATTGCCACTTCTAGCGCACCAGCTTGAATTTTTTCATTTAAAATACGGCCAAACATTTCTTGAACTGTTGTGCTGCTTGGATCGATTGTTGGTTCAAATACTTTTTCTTCGTTGTTGCTCATTTTAAATCCTTACGCTGCGCGCTTAACTTTCATTGCTGGCTTAATTCCGCCGTTTTTATGAATTAACTTGTTTATTTTTTTGCAAACATGCTCTGCTTCTTCTCTATTTTGAGTGAATTTGCAGCCCGGTAACGTCCAACCTTCTGAGCCCTGGAACTTAGATGCTTTAACCGTTGCCAATCCATTGTGAATATCATCACAGCGCAAATGCTCGACCATTCTTAATTGTGGAACTCTTAAATCTTTCATATAAACCTCATTAAAAGAGCTTGCGCCCGAAGGCGCTTGCTCGGTCGGAGTTGGAAACTTATGCTGCGTGCGCTTTGTTTAAACGCTGCTCTAATACTTCGATGTAGCTTTCAGCTATGTCTAATTGGTCACAAACACGGTCTAGCTCGTCATTGTCTGCGCGGTCCTGGCTGCTAGGCCATAATGAAAGAGGCGTATAACCTGTAGGCGCGCTTGTATTTTCAAACACTGCTGACTTAAACTCATTGCCAAACAAAGGCTCGTCTTGGTCTAACATGCGGTTTACTTCGGTTAGCGCTTCATGCTCTTGCTGTTCAATAGGTGCGCTTTGCTCAACCGGTTCTTGGCTTACTTGAGCTTGCGGCTCTGGCGCAGTAGTAACGGCTACAGACTCAAGTTGTAGCTTTTGTTGGTGCATCATTTTTAGCTGCTGAATAACTTGAGCTAACACTTGAATAACTTCATCAAGGCGATTACCAAACTTTTCATTGGTAGGCGTGAACTGGTCTAACTTCTCAATGCGAGCGGCTATCTCTGCGCTAGATTTATCGAAGTAATTCATTGGATCATTGCGAAGGTTATTAATGCGTTCGCCAATTTCTTGCGCTTGCTTTTGTAAGCGCTCTTGCTGTGCAATGGCTTCTTGCTGAATGCGTAACTGCTCGCGCTCTGCCGCTACCGCTTCGGCTGCTTTAGCCGCTTGATACATGCTGTTAAGCGCTTCAATAATGTTTTTCTTGGTGTCGATAGCTTCGTGAATAAGCTCTTTGTCGAACGCTTCGGTATCAACAAGATCAACGGCTTCGATTGTGTCAGCAATAAACTGTGAACCTTGATTTTTGCATTGGTCAACAAAGCTGCTCATTTGCGCTATTTCTTCACGCTGCTTATTTAAAAAGACTTCACGCTCTTTTGCGATGCGTGCGGCTTCTTCTTTGCGGCGCGTATCTTCTGTTTCAAACGCTTCAATGTAAGGGGTGTAAATTTTATCAATGTCACCGATCAGCTTGTCGGCATACTCTTTAACTTCGGCGCAATAAGTCTTACGCTTCTCGTCTATCGCTTTTGTAATTTTGTTGCGCTCAGTTCTAATTTTGCGCGCTTCTTTAAAATCATCATCATTGCTCATATCAAGCTTTAACTTACGCGGGTACTGCTTGCGTAAATCTTTAAGCGTGGTTTCTGTTACGCTTTCAGAAAAAACAAACGGTATAATTTGAGTTGATTCAACTAACTCAACTAATTCGCCGTTAACTTCTTTTTCAATTTTATTGACAGTCATTTTCTATACTCCGTTTTTAAGTTTGTTTAGCGCCTCTGTATGCGCTTGGTTGACTTGAGCTACAAAGTTACTGCTATCTACTTTGGTTGCTCGACAATGACCTTTTAGCTCTTGTAATAAGTGCTTATGGTTCAAATTTAATACTGATTCGTTTTCCGCAGTTACAATGCGATCTTTGATAGATTGATTAAGCCAGGTGTGAAACTTCTTGTTTTCTTTCAAGGTGTTTTCTTGCTCTTTAGCTTCAAGCTCTGCTTTTTTGCGATCTTTTATTTCAATTGCTTTATCGCGTATATCAATGCGATTAACGACAGCGGCAAATTTATAAGCTTGTTCGTAATGTTCGCGCAGTGTTAATAAGCTGGTTGCTTGCTCGATAGCATCTAGGTACTTATCAAACTTAGCTTTAGGTAGCGCCCAATCAGGTAATTCAGGCGGGAACCACTCTGCACTCATGCGAGGGCCGTTTTTATTGCTCTTATTAAGCGGTATGTTGATAAACTCGCCGTTAGCTACAAATCGGCTTTCAACCGGTGCACATGTTGCAAACTCGGTGTCAAGTGAGTAAAGGTAGCGACCAATGCCAAATTGCACCGCTGTACGCTTCATAGCGCCAGATAAAGCGCCTTTTAATGCTTCAATTTGCGAATACTCTGAGCCGTCCCATTTAGTGATCCATTGCTCACCAAAGCGAACACTTAAGCCACACAAGTAACCTTTGCCGCCTGCTGCTTCTTTATATTCGTTCTTCCATCCATCAATGCCGACAACATCGTCTAAGCGTTGTTGAATAGCGCGATTAGTGATGTAAGGAATAACCATTACCCACGGCTTGCTCTTGCCAGATACGCCGCTTTGTTGAACACGCCATTCAATATCGTGCGCTTCAAATGGGTCGGCTAATAAGCGTTGGATCTCTGCTGATGTTTTTGCGTTGCTCATTGGTCTAGCTCGCTAGTAGAGTAGGTAGGGTGTAAGTGCCTATGCGCTTGCTTTCTCTTGTCGCATCAAGCACTTTCTTTAATTCTGTTGCCGCATTTTCTTCGTTAAGCATTGTTAAGAAAGACTTTTCACACTTGCCGTCAACATAAATAAAAACACTAATAGATGGGTCATTTGCATTGGTAACAACGTTTACATGCACGCGGCTTCTAAAGTTGAATGACTCAGCCGTAAGCGTTGCTATAAGCGTTTTTACTTCTAGTGACAATCGACTAGGTGTTTGAGAATTGTTATCCATATAAACCCCAACTTTGTTTAATTCTTTATACAATGATGATGAGTATAACCATTTATACAGGTCGGTCAATAGAATTGTTTAATTAATTATACAAAAGAGGCAAAAAAAAGCGCCTTGATAGGCGCAGTGGGGTGTTAAGCACTGTTGTCAGCGGTTTATTTTGTTTCGCACTTATACGTGTTGGCTGAAACGCTAGGCGAGTAACCACCATTAATATTTTGCCATACGATATGTGTGGCTCCGGAATCAATCGCTTTTTGTTTTGCTTGCTCCTTAGCGTTTTCAATCCCGGAAGAAGCAGCGAGCCCGCCCCAGCCAGAGGTGCCGCTAACATTGGCTATATAATCGCAATACTCTACATTTTTTGCGCTGGCTTCTTTAATTGTGCCTACAGCTTTGCTTGAGGCGCATCCAGTAACAGTAAAAATTAATATAACTGGCAATATGTTTTTATTCACTTTTAAACCTCGACTATTATTTTTTGCTGTATAAATTATTGCAAGAGTGAACAATGGCCTTTGCTGCCATATCTGAATTTGCATTTTCAATATTCGCTAGGATGCACTCATTTGCATTTTTAGGTGTTAAATAGGTGTGCGCGCCAACTATTGCTATGAAGGATAAAATCGCGATCGCGGTTCCTATGTTTCTTATTTTTTGACTCATTACTAACTGCCTTTTTTAGTAAAGTTAAAAATCTTGAATCAGCTGCTTAACCACGCCAATAATTGTGCAGTTACCATTTATCGGCATTGTTGGATAACTGCTATTGAAAGGCTTTAAGTATTTAACCCCGCCATCAATAACCAGTTGCTTTAATGTTGCCTCGTTGCTTTCTTCCAGCCGCGCAACAACAACTTTGCCATGCTCTGCTGGTACGTTGGGATCGACAATAATAACCGAACCTTCAGGAATTGATTTACCTCCATTAAAAGAGGTCATACTGTCACCCTTGACGCGTAACGCAAACGCCTCATCGCTGACATTTGCAGTGTGCTGATAAAACACCGTTTCAGTTTGGCGCAAGCCTGCCATATCTATTTCTTTCCATTTTCCTGCTTGAACCCAAGATATTAAAGGAGCTTTACCTCTTAGATCTGGCCCAAGCTCTAATTCTACATTCCCTTCTGGTGTGCCAACGCCGGACGCAAGCCACCTAGCATTGCATCTCAATGCTTTCGATAGTTTTAATAGGTTCTCACTAGATGGAGCGACTTGACCAGTTCGCCAATGACTAACAGAAGCTCTACCAGTACCAAGCTGCCTGGCTAGTTCACTTCCTTTTACTCCCAAGGTATTCATTCGAGATATTAATCTTTCTGAGAAACTCATAACAATCCAAAAGTGTTTAGTTATCTATACATTGTATTTAAAGTTTGTTTATTTGTGTTGAACAATTTCCTTGTATAACCTATTATACAAAAATCACAAACTAAGGAGCGCTTTATGAAAACTCAAGACGCTATTGATTACTACAAAACTAAAGCGGCACTAGCCAGAGCTTTAAAATTAACTCGCGGCGCGATCACCCCGTGGGTAGAGGCAGGTCGATTGCCAAAAGGCAGAGCCTGTGAGCTTCAGCTTATTACAGGCGGACAATTAAAAGTTGATCTGTCTTTATACGAAGATGAGCAACCTGAGTCAGCAGCATAGGAAAACTATAAATGCTTTTATCTAAAAAGAGTACGAGAAACGCAAAACCAAGCGCTCGATGCCCACTTGAAGCAGCGGCAAGTATTGCGAGTGACTTTAATGTGTCTGAAATTGCGCGCGTTATGGCTAAGTCACCAACAACACTTAGCAATAAGCTAAATACAAATATTGATTCGCATGTATTAACACTGCAAGAAGCAATTGCCATTCAGAATATCACTAACGACTGTCGCATTTTAAACGCCTGGGCCCATAGCGAAGGCAAGACAATTATAGATTTGCCGGATGCTGGTTTGTCAGATGAGGAGGTTGCGGATCAGCTTTTAAAGCAACAAGAAACAACAGGTGACTTTGCTAAAACGTATCGCCTTGCTCGTCAAAAAGGCTTCGTTACGCAATCTGATTTTAATGATATTCAAAAAAATGGTGATTCAATTATTACTGCTGTGCTTCAACTTATCGCTGAAATTGAGCAGGTGGTTAGGCCTGATCCTAATGAGCCAGCTATTACTAAAGCTTCGTTAAAGGTGGCGTAAATGGCTGATCACGCAGACGTAGCGCAATTAGAAATAGAACAAGCAGAGTCACGCTTGATTGCCAACTTAAAGCAGCCGGAAGTTACTCCGACAGATGATTGCATTGAATGCGGTAATGAAATTCAAGAGGCCCGTAGAAAGGCTATTAAGACCAATTTATGTATTGGTTGTGCAGAAATGCGCGAGTTACGTAGTAGAAACTACGCAACTCGCAGGTAAAACAAAACCCGCATCAGCTTAGGAGGCACGATAGCGGGTTTCAATTCAACGAGGAATATTATGGCTAATTTAGCAGAAGTTTACAAGTTTCCTGAACCACCTTGCAAAGAGGTGAATCAGCATGAGCATAAACCAGGTGATTATGTGAAAGCAGATATTGAAGATGGCTATGACAGAGTTGCGCACATGCTTACTAATACTCTAGCAAAGCCACCGGTAAAATTAAGCGGGAGAGAGTTCCAAATAATAAACGCAGTTATTGGAAAAACTTTTCGCTGGCATAAAAAAACTGATTGGATCAACAACGTTCAATTAAGTGAGCTAACAGGAATTTCGCAATCACACATTAGCGAGATTAAAAATACGCTTATTGAAAAAGGCGTTTTATGTGTTGATGGCCGAAACATTGGCGTTAATCCTGTTGTATCAGAATGGGGTAAAACTTACCCGAAAACGGGTAAAAGCAAACTTACCCAAAAACGGGTAAAAACTTACCCGAAAACGGGTAACGACTTACCCGAAAACGGGGAAAAACTTACCCCAAAACGGGTAAAAACTTACCCGAAAACGGGTAACGACTTACCCGAAAACGGGGAAAAACTTACCCCAAAACGGGTAACACAAAAGAAAGAAACTATTACAAAAGAAATAACTAAAAAAATAAATAAAAAAAGTCTTTTAGAAACTTTGGATTTTTCCACTTGGCCGGCACTGCCTAGCAATCAAATTTTTGATGATTGGATAGCAATGCGTAAAACCAAAAAAGCCAGTGTTAGCCAAACCGTGATCAACAACTTCGGTAAGCAATTTCAAATCGCATTCGATCATGGGCTTAGTGTTGATGATTGTTTGTCAGAGTGCATAACGAGAAATTGGCAAGGTTTTAAATATTCTTGGATAGCTAACGCGAACCAAACTCAATATTCAAACACTGGCCAACGTCCATCAAACAACATCGGCGATCAGCTGGCTTACTTGCAGGACTCACTTTCTCACATTCCTTCACCACATGACGACGAGGTGTTGTGATGAATAACCAGTTACCAACAATCCAGCATGGCGATAAGCCACAAGCAAACAGCGTGCTTATTAAAATCATTGGTGACGAAGTGTTACCAGGACTTAAAGCTTACTACCCAAACAGCGATTTTAATTGGCGCGGTAACCTAGCGTTATTTGCAAATGAGTACGCTAGCCAGCTTTACGGTATGGGCATCGTTGCTAAGCACGTTCGCATGGCGCTTGATGCTGCCCGATTAAGATCAGCAACGGAACGACACGCACCAAATCCTATCGAATTTAAAATTTTATGCTTACAGGCACGCGGAATGCCAACGCTAGAACAGTGCATTGCTGAAATGAACGAGCAGCGCATTAAAAATTACGGCAAGGATAAAGAATGGTCGGAGCCTTTAGTTTATTGGCTTAACCAGCAAATCGCAGCAGCTCGCGCAACGCTAGCGGATAGCTCATGGCAAAAGATGGCTAAGGACCGATATACAAAACTTGCTGATAAGTACGGCAAGAATGAGTTAAGTCCGATACCGCTAAAAATCGAGTTTAACGAGCCACCGGCTTACTTGAAGTACGTAGGTTAAGCCATGGCTAAATCATACGAGCAAGATCAAAAAGAATTTATTCGAGCGCTAAAAGAAATTTTAGGCGTTCACTATCAAGCCGCTTTAGCAGACGCGCAACAAGCAAAGGCCGCAGCCTTGGACGGAATTAAAAACCCGACACCAAAGCAATTAGGCTTTGCAACAGCAGAAGCTAATCGCGCAATGGCAAAAGCAGCTAAAGCGTGTGGCGTTGATAGCGTACCGCAGTACATCAAGGACCAAAAAGAGGCCGCAAAAAACAAACATGCACAGCGTAACAAGTCGCACAGCCAAAACAGGCAAGCGGCCAATCGTATGCAAGACGTTAAAGCGAGCCCTGGCAACTTCACATCAAAGAAGGTGCCGGCGAATCAAGGTTTCTCACTTAATGAGCAACTAGAAAAAACATTCAACAATGCAAGAAAAACAGCTTAGGAGCTAATTATGACTATCAAAAAAAGCACACTTACTCAGTTATCACCAGCCGGCGAGGTTTTTTGTGATGGGTTTATCTCAAATTCAAAAGCGCAGGCTACAAAAGCAATTCAGGACGGCGCAGCGGTAAACCATGACGCAGCATTTTCTAACTTAACCAAGTGCACAGCCGTACTAGCTGAAAAATACTGCTTAGACCGCCAGGTGCGTGACGCGCTTATATCAATTGGCGCACACATTTTAGTGCAAGCACAAAAAGAAGCGGTAGCAGCGCAAGAGAGCGAGGCAAAGGCCGAACCAGCTAAAAAAGCAGATAAGGCCGCGTAATGGCAAAGAAAGTAGTGACCACTACTAACGCCCAATACTTCATGCCCCAAATAGGGCAGGCGGTAAGGGCGCTTTTAAAGCAAGGCAAAAACGTTGTCATTGAGTTTAAAGAGCATAAGGCTAAGCGCTCTTTAGCTCAAAACAGACTGCTTTGGATGTGGAACCAGATAATTGCTGATTATTTTCGTGAGCACTACGGGCAAGAAAATAGCTCAGAGGACGTACACGAAGTATTTGTGCGTAGAAAGTTTGGTGTAAAAGTTATTCAAGCCGGCAACGAGGAACCAATTATCGTGCGCAAGCGAACGCGCAAGCTAAACACAAAAGAGTTTTGCGAGTATCTAAATTGGTTAGAGCAATACTGCGCTGAATACTTAGAGCTTTTGCTACCGCAACCAGATGATTTATACACCTTGGCGATTTATGGGGATGCAAACCCTTAATTTAAGCGCGTTGACATAAAGTTGGCGCAAATGCGAGGAGCGGGGTTAGCCAACTGTTGGCAGTCCGTTTGAAATTGTTGTTAGGCGGATGCTTGACACTTACTGAGAGAGAAAAAATAAAATGACTACAGAATTAATTAACTCTATAAATAAAATGATAGTAAACGGCAATAGATTGGAGTTACCAACCGATGAGCAGTTTGCCAATTACCCAGCAGTAAAAAAGGCGCTGACATTGGCAGGAGGTAAATATAAGAAATGTGGCTTTTTATTTACTGATGATGCACAGAACGTAAAGGATAGATTGGTTGGCGGTGAAGCTATAAACGACAAGAAAAAGTTTCAGTTTTTCCCTACACCTAAAGCGGTTGTTGATTTGATAATTAAGAGGGCGTGTATTACTTGTGATATGACCGTTTTAGAGCCAAGCGCAGGACAGGGGGCTATTGTAGACGCAATAGCTGAGATAGGCGCGCACACTAGCATGATTGAATTGATGCCCGAAAACATAAAAGTGTTAAACAGAAAATACGACATGGATTTAATACCGACGGATTTTTTAAAAGTTAAACCAGAAGATCACATAAAATACGAAAGAATAGTTGCCAATCCACCTTTTACAAAAAACCAAGATATTGATCATGTTTTGCATATGTATAAGTTTCTAGGCGGTGATGGTTTGTTGGTTTCTATCATGTGTAAAAGCTGGATTAATGGCTCGCAGAAAAAGCAAGTAGCATTTAGGGAGTGGTTAGATTCTGTCGGTGCAATAGTAACAGACATAAAAACAGGCGAGTTTAAGGAAAGCGGAACTAATATAGCTACTGTATTAGTAGAAATTAGAAAAGCCGCCTAACAATGTCGCTCATTAGTAAAAAAATACGCAATAGTGCACGCGGCCAGCAATGCCAAGTGCGTATGCCTGGCGTATGCAACCGCAACCCCGAAACAGTTGTACTTGCTCATGTTGGCAAGGGTTCAGGCATGGGGCAGAAGTGCGATGATATTCACGCAACTTACGCATGTTCAGCGTGTCACGATGTAATTGATAGGCGTGTACGCCAAGGCAGCGCAAGCGAGATACTTGTTTACGCTTACGAGGGCATGGTTAGAACGCAAAAGCTTTTACTCGAGCAAGAATTGATAAAGGTGGCTAAATGATTAACTTAACTTTGCCGTACCCACCAACAGTTAACCACTATTGGAAATCATCTGTAAAGCGCGTAGCCGGTAAAAGCCGAGTAGTTACGCGTGTAAGCGACCAAGGAAAGGTGTTTTCAGAGCATGTATTTTGGTTAGTGAGAGAGCAAAAGGCCAATAAAAAATTAGCTGGCGATATAAAAATGACCGTCAACATTTATGTGCCAGATAATCGCCGCAGAGATATAGACAACTTATGTAAGTCGCTTTTTGATTCACTGCAAAAAGCTGGCGTTTACTTAGATGATACGCAAATAAAAGACTATCGCATGATCCATTGCGGAATAGTTAAAGGCGGCAAGGTAACGCTAAGCATTGAGGAAATTTAATAATGGATGATAAACCATTAAAGCTAAGAATGACTCACGCACAGCATGTTTACGGGTGGATGCTAAAGCGAGGTGGAATTGAAACTTTTGATTTATCTTGGCCGTGTTTAGCGCTTGAAGGTTTACTTGCTAAACCCGCAGATTTTAAGGCTCACAGCGAAGTTATTGCTATATTTAAACGTATGGGGGTGAGATAATATGCAACCAATTAAGCTACTTGCAAAGCTTACAACTAAAACACTTAATCTCACTGGCACGTTTGGTGGTAGTGGGCAAGACGTTATTGATTGGCGAACAGCAGCACATGCTTTAGCCGGCTTACCATCTTGCCCGACCAATTGGGCTTACTTTCGCTATGTAGGCGAGGAAACAAGACTTAATCGTGTTGTACGCTCGCTTACTATGCACATAACGCTGTTTGTTAAGATACGCCAATACAAAATAAAGCCAGAAACGCTTAACGGCATTGTACTGGCATCCGTTTATGAGTTTGTTCAGCCTGTTTGCGGTGAATGTGATGGTAGCGGTTTAGCTCCAGGGCAAAAGGCCACCAACCTAGACGCTTTGATATGCACTAAATGCCACGGCACCGGACGCAAGCCTTTATCTAATCGCAGTAGATGCAAGATTATAGGCATCGGACATAAAAGCTATTCAAGTGCGCATGATGAAGTAACAAAGGAATTGCTTAGGCTTATATCGGAATGGGAAAGCGCCATCTTTAAAAACATACGCTTAAAGATGGGGGATGAAGCAGCATGATAACGGCAGTTGAGTTAGCTAATGCGGTTTCAAGATTGCCGGACCCCGAAACGTTTAGGTATAACAGCATACAGGTCATATTGCATAACATACTTGAACCATCAGTTAGCAGCGCAGGCAAGACAACGTATTTAGACCAAAGCACAGTGACATTTGTTAGGCGTAGAATATTTGGTGTTGATACGTGGATTGTAGAAAGCATGAACATAAGCAAATACGCTAAAGCAAGAGCGAGATAAGCATGAACAAGATAACAATAAACGGCAAAACAATTACACACTCAGGCCGTGGCAGTGTGTGTATAAGCAATAACAAAGTTACTATTGGTGGTGTTGATATAAAAGATTTAGACACTATCGAAGAAAAAACCATAAACATTGTCATAGAAGGCAACGTTGAAAACATAATGACCGAAGATGCTGATATAACAGTAAACGGAACAGCCGGCACAGCAACCACTAAAAACGGCAATATTTCATGCCATGACGTTAGCGGTGATGTGGAAACTAAGAACGGCAACATTATGTGTGGAAGCGTCCAGGGCGATGCGACTACAAAGAACGGCAATATTATGGGAGGTCGATAAAATGAAGCGACCAACCAAAGAGCAAATAGAAGAAATGAAAGAGGGATTACCAGACCCTAGAAATTGGATGGGTGACTTTTACAAGGTGATTTGGCAAGACCCCGAAGACTTAAAGCCCATTACCGCAAGGCGTGAACTTGAGCAAGCCGAGTCATACACTGTAGAACTGTTATTTAAAAGGGTTGTTAATTCATGCGGGTGTTGTATGAGTTGGGAGCTTGACGAAAGCTTTAAAGGCTTTTATGAGTTTATGGCAGAAGAGCCAAACACTCATAAGCAACCTGTAGATGAATATGGGATCATTGGAATACTAAAGAAACATAACGCAGAAAGCGCCTTAAATGAAATTACAGCCGTTTTTGATAGGTTTTGCGAGTCTTATATGGGCTCAAGAGAAGAAATACGCAAAGGGGCCTTTACAGAGGTTAATTGCTATTTAATGACCGCACTTATTGAAGGGGAAGGGGACCCTAATATAATAGAATCAAAAATAACCGAGCTAGTAGACGCTTACAATAATTTATATACAGGTAAAACCCATGCTAATAAAACCAAATAAGATAATGACGGCGATAATAATTAAATATCCAATGCTCATAGATAAGTATTTAGTGGAACATTAAAGAACATAACGGGACAACGCCGGAACAAAATAACGCTCTTAATCTAATTAAGGGCGTTTTTTATTGTTTATTGATAAATTTAGGGTGAACAACGCGGAACAAATGACGGAACAATCAAAGTTGTAAGTTATTGATATTTAGTTGATGTTCTGTTTTAGCGGAACAATTGAAGGGGAATTATAACGATTTGCCCTGTTTATCGGCTCAATGTTCTTTTTCATATTGCTTAACATCACTTTATACTTTTAAATAGGAACAAATGAGGTTTAAGTTTTCTTAATACGACTTAAGCGAAAGGCACTCAAAAAGTTTATGGAGGTGAGTTGCAATAATGATGGAAAGTAACGTTAACAAAGCCAACGATTACGCACAGTTGCCAGATGGATTAACTGGCTTGCTTGAAAAGAATAAAGACGCTACGTTTTATGGCGTTGCTAGCGGTCGCTCAATGGAAGGTATTGGTATATTTGATGGTGATGTGCTTTTGATTGATAGGAGCTTAGACGTAAAGCCAGGCGATGTAGTTGTTGCTGTATTAAACGGTCAGTTTGTTTGCAAAATTGCTGACATTAGAAATAATCAATTATTGTCCGCGAGCGATGAATACGAACCTTACAAACTCAAAGATGGTGACGAGTTCACTTTGGAAGGAGTAGTAAGCCGGTCTGTTCGCATGTTCCGCCGAAATATTAAGGATAAATTGTAGAGATATATGGAAAAGACAATACAACTACCAACTTCAAAATGGGATCGTGCGTTTACTGTTTCGTTTCATCTTACGTGGATGATGCCCATCGCCTTATTATTAATCCAACTGATTAGTATTGGTAAATACATAAGCTTTGATGTTACTAACCCAAGTAATTGGAAAGAAGTTGATAAAGCTTTCTCAGTACCATTTGGTTCATTTCTTTTTATGGTAACTACAACTACGTTGATAGGATTATATACAAGAAGCCTACAAATCAGTGAGCAATTAAGTTTGGCACGCGCCCAGCAGGAATTGTCGAATGAGCAGCTTTTACTTGCTCGAAAGCAGGCGGAAAGATACGAATCACAGCTAAACCTATCTTTAAAGAAAGAGAACTTTATGCTTTATATGGAGCATACAAAGCAGTTTCAAGAGCATTTGAACCAAATAATTAAATCGTCTAAAAGTGTATTTAGGGTAATTAAAAGCACTGATAAAGAAAGAGTGACTATTATTTATGGGCGGCTATATAGAAAAACGTTTCCAGAGAATACCCCTGTAGAAATGGGCAACTTGACATTAGAGTCAAAAGAACGGGCATTTGACTGTTGTAATCCTCCAATAAATACACGCATTTTAAAAAATTTAAAGCCGGATATGAGTGAGAGAGATATTGAGATTACATTAAAAGGCTCGATGGAAAGATTGCTCGCAATAGGTATTTTTGTTAGGGCAAACTCAGATGCTGATGATATATTCAATATGCATTTTTTCATGCTAGATATAATCATGGTTATGACTGCTCTTCAATCTATAGGGCTTGTGGGTCGAGAAGATGCAGACCACATAAAGAGTGAAACCATGAAATATCTAAAGCCGTTTTTTAAAGAGCCAGAGCGAGAGTGATAGAGCTTGCAAACCCCCCAAGATTGATATATCTTTTCACATGTTGAAGAAATCCGCTTAGTTTATGACTGAGCGGATTTTTTTTGCTCTATGCTACTTGCTTTGCCCGGTTTAACAGCCGGGCTTTTTTATGCGCGAAACAAAAGGCTAACAATGAAAGCAGGAAAGTTAATCGCACTTGGTTTGTCTGGTGTACTTGCTGCAGCTGGCGTAACAGTGGCAACGTTTGAAGGTAAAGAGCTAACAGGTTATTTAGATCCAGTTGGCATTGAAACGGCTTGCTATGGTCATACTAAAACAGCTATAGCGGGAAAAGCCTACACAGAAGATGAATGCTTAGGCTTGTTGGCTCAAGACTTGGACGAGCATAACAGCATGCTAATGGACGCTGTGAACGTAGAGCTAAGTCAAGGCGAGCACATTGCTTACTTGTCATTTCATTACAATGTTGGCACAGCCAATTTCCGCCGAAGCTCATTGTTACGTTATTTAAACGAAGGTCAACGCTTACGTGCATGTAATGAATTACCACGCTGGGTTTATGCGAAGGGCCAAAAATTACCGGGCTTAATCACTCGCAGAGAGCAAGAGCGTAAAATGTGTTTAGATGGTGTTAACAGTGCTAAAAATGATAACGACACTATTCAGCAGCATTGAAAGAGCATTGATACTCGCGTTATTGCTCGCACTAGCTTACGCAACGTACCAGCTTGCGCAGTCAGAAAGTGATTTAAACGCAGCGCACACAACAATCAAAACAAAAGACGCTCAACTCGAAACGCTATCAATTCAAGCGGAGTACCTATCTCAAAGCGTCAAGCTATCAGAGCAGCAGAACCAAAAACTAATGCGTGAACGTGATTCAATCTCACGCATCAACAGCGAATACGAGCGCAGAATAGAAATAATTACGTCTGAACTCGCAGTAACACAATTTGAAATCGACAGCTTGAGGGAGTCGCACAATGAAACTGTTAAAAAATGGGCTAATAACAGTATTCCTTGTGATGCTATCAGCTTGCTCAAGTACACAAGAACCGCAAACTGTAACTGAGATTATTGTTCAAACTCAGTACAAGTATGTTACGCCACCAAGCGAATATTTATCCCCTTGCGAAGTCAATCAAACAGTCATAGCAGACAATGCGGACTTGCTTAGCTATGCACAACTTTTAGAGGCATTAGTAGACCAATGCAATGAAAACATTAACCGAATCAAACAGTGGGCCAGTGAGAACAATGGATAAATCAACAACAGTAGCAAGTTACACCGCAAGTATTGGCACCGCTGCAGGCGGACTTTTATCGCTAAACACAATAGCGCTAATACTCGGCATAATTTTTACAGCCGCTACGTTTTTTATCAATTGGCGCAGTCAGAGCAAGCGATATACACTCGACTTGCAAAAAAGAGAGGAAGATGCTGAGTTTCATCGAGCCAGAATGGCAGAGCTTTTAAAAGATGACGAGCAAGCACTTAGTGAGCTCAAGGACTCTAACGGTGGCAAGTAGTGTCAAAATGGGGCGATTTAAACGAGCTATTCCAAAAAGAGCATGGCGAAACAAAAATATCGTTGCGTGATTTTTGCGATAACAACAAATTAAACTACAGCACTGCGCGAAAGCATATAAGAACATCAAGAGCGGCGCCGCGCAAAGTAGTAAAAGATGAAGGGCAAAAGCTCACAAGAGCGCCTAACTTTAGGCATGGCGGTTATTCAAAGTATTTTAATGGCGATGTTAACGAACTTGTTGAAGCTACCACTTTAGAAGATGAACTTGATCTTTGTCGTGCACGCATTCACATGGTCATGGAAGCTTTGCCAGGTATTCAAAATCTATTAGATGATCCTGACACTGACAATGACGCAAGAACACGGCTTTATGAGTCGTTGTTCAAAGCAGAAAACGCACTTGATAGAAACATTACACGCGCAGAGTCGATAACTAAAACGCTATCAAGCATAGAAACAGATTCTTTAGCACGCGGTAAGTTGATTGCTGAAACAACACGCATCAAACAGCAAACAAAAGCACTTGTTAATGCTACTAAGCGCGGTAAACATCAGGCGGAAATTGCAGAGCATGAAGCAGCCAAAGCACGTAAAGAAGCTGGCGGCACTAGTAAGCTTGATGATTTCATTGATAAACGCACAGGCGGTTTAGATACCGTGGTTAGTCAGTAATGCAACCCAAACTAGCTAAATACCCTAAAAGCACCTGGTTAACACCAGAAGAACGCTTTGAACTAGACGAAGTTGAGCTATTAGAGCGTTGCGAGCCATACCTTGATTGTTGGTGGTGGCGAATAAACAACTTATACATCATTGCGGACGAGAAAGGCCGTGAAGTTTTATTTCGTTGTCGTATAGCGCAAACCGTGTTGTTTATGACGATGTGGTTTTTAAACATCATCTTAAAAGCGCGTCAATTGGGGTTTAGTACAGCAATACAAGTTTTTATCCTGGATCATGCCATGTTTAACGACAACAGGCAGTGCGGGGTAATCGCCCAGGGCAAGGACGAAGCGGGGGCAATATTCTCATCAAAGATATTGTATCCCTACGAGCGACTACCAAGTTGGTTAAAAACAGGTAAGCGCTCAGTTAAAAGTAAAACTGGCACCGGCATTAAGTTTAATAATGACTCATGGATTCGAGTTGCGGTTTCTTTTCGTTCGGGAACACTGCAGGTTTTACACGTATCTGAATACGGCAAAATATGCGCTAACTACCCATTACGAGCAGACGAGGTTCAGTCGGGCTCACTGAATGCGGTACATGAAGGCTCTTATATTTTTATAGAGTCAACAGCAGAAGGCGCAAGCGGTAACTTCTTTGATATGTCAGTCGATGCGATGGAGCTTTTAGCGTCAGGCTTAATGCTTGGTCCGCAAGACTTTAAATTTCATTTTTATCCTTGGTTTGATGATCCCAAGTATGTAGCAGCAGTACCGCCGGGTGGCTTAAAGCTATCAAAGGAAAAAGCTAAATACTTTAAAGCGGTTGAGAAAGCTAACGGCGCAATACTCACAGACGAGCAAATTAGCTGGTACATAGGCAAGGAACGCAACCAAAAAGGCAAGATGAAGCAGGAATATCCATCTACACCGATGGAGGCTTTTTTAACATCAGGCCGCAAAGTATTTGATAGTGACGATTTAATGCGTGTCGAAGGGCGCTGCGTTAAGCCGTTACTCGTTTATGATCTTGAGCCATACACCGGCAACATGAAGAAAATGAACGGCAAGGTTGATTTAAACGCCAAAGGTAGCGATAAGCTGGCCCAATCAACACTCGGCTACCTGCTGATATGGGAATTACCAGACGAAAACGAGGACTACGCAATAGGAAGTGACGTAGCAGAAGGACTTGAACACGGAGATAGAAGCTCATTAGACGTTGTTGCCAAATCGGATGGGCGACAGGTAGCACATTGGTTCGGTCATATAGACCCTAAGCGGTTTGCACACATAAACAAGCATATCGGACTTATGTATAACAAGGCCTATATTGGCGTTGAGCGAAACAATCACGGTCATGCGACACTTCAAGAGCTTGTTGAGATTTACACAACGAGCCGGATTTACATGGAAGAACACATTGATCGCGAAGATACGGACGAAGAAACGCGCAAGGTAGGCTGGCACACAAGCGCACAATCAAAGCCAATTCTAACCAGCGGGCTAGACGAACTGCTTACTCACGATAAAGACGGCATTGTTTGGCGCGGCACAGTTAATGAACTCAATACATTTGTTTACGACAAAAAAGGTCGCATGGGCGCACAGCCTGGCGGGTTTGATGATCAGGTAATGAGCTATGCAATTGCGCAAGAAATGCGAGTAAGAATGCCTAAGCGATTAATTAAAGACAATACACCAGCACCCCATAACCCTAACTCTTGGATGGCACGATAACAGATGGCTGATCACGTAAAATCAAATAAAGACGGCTTTACGCTAGATAAGCTGTTAACGCTACTAGGCGATATAGATAGTCAACCGGATTGGCGCACACCAGCAACTAAAGCGTGTGCTTATTATGATGGCGACCAATTAAGTGAAGCTGTTAGAAAAGTATTACAGGATCGCGGCCAGCCAGAAATAGTGCACAACATGATTGGACCGACTATTGATGGTGTACTTGGTTTAGAAGCACGCTCGCGCTCTGACTTAATGATTGTGGCCGATGATGAGAACGGCGAAGATCTAGCAAAAGGCTTAAATGAGAAATTTAAGGATGCGTGGCGTTTATCTCATGCTGATCGCGCTTGTTCAGATGCGTATGCTAGTCAATTAAAAGCTGGCATTGGCTGGGTAGAAGTCACAAAAAACCCTATTCCTTTTGCCGCACCTTATCGTGTTAAGTTTATTCACCGCCGCGAAGTGTGGTGGGATTGGAACGCACAAGAGGCAGATCGCAGCGATGCACGTTGGATGCTACGTAAAAAATGGATGGATCTGGACGAAGCGCTTGCAACTTTCCCTGATCACAAAGAGATTTTAAAAAACTCAGTTAATTTGTGGGAAGATTTTTACAATACAGTTGATAAAGAGCACACAGAAGAACACGCGTTACATTCAGCATGGCACGACAGTCAAAGTTGGACACGCGGACAAAGCGAGTGGCTAGACCAAACTCGTAACCGCGTATTACTGCAGGTTATCTACTACAAAGTATGGAAGCGTGCACACGTTATCAAAATGAGTGACGGGCGCATTATTGAGTACGATAAAACGAATCAAATACACCAAGCGGCAGTGCAAAGCGGTAAAGTACAACTTGAGTACGCTTCTTTCCCTAACGTTCGTGAAGCGTGGTTTGTTGGTCCTCATCGTATCATTGATAGACCAAGTGAAGCGCCGGGCGGCATGTATAACTTAGTGCCTTTCATTGGCTACCAAAAAGATGCAAGCGGCGAACCTTACGGCCTTATTAGCCGCATGGTGCCAGCGCAAGACGGCATTAATGCGCGTGTTATACGCCTTAACTATCTGTTACAAGCACGCAGAATTGTTGCTGATGAAGATGCTACACAGCTAAGCAACTCACGATTAAAAGAAGAAGTTGAAAAGCCGGACGGTTATATACCATTAAACCCGGAGCGTAAAAATAAACTAAAAGCCTCTGACGCGTTAAGCATTCAAAACGATGTAGGCATAGCAGCGCAGCAATTTAACCTCATGCAAAACGATATGAAGTTAATTCAGGACACAGCCGGCGTTTATAATTCCATGTTAGGGCAAGACAGTAACGCGACAAGCGGTGTTGCTATTTCTAACTTGGTTGAGCAAGGCACAACAACACTTGCTGAATTAAACGATAACTTTCATTTCTCACGTAACAGAGTGGGCGACTTGCTACTTGCTTACATTATCGAAGCGCTAAAACCTCAAAACAACGTACAGGTAACCGTTAACCGTAATGACAAGGCCAAGCGCAAGCAAATTGTACTTAATCAGCCTAATGAAGAAGGCAAGCGCAATAACGATGTTGCACGATGGAAAGGCCACTTAGCATTAGCGCCTGTTAAAGCTACGCCAACGTATCGACAACAACAAGCAACGCTATTAAGCAATGTAATGGCGCAAATACCGCCAGAAGCACAAGCAGCGACAATGCCTATGTTCGTTGAACTAATGGACCTACCGAATAAAGAGGAATTTTTAGCTACTCTACGCCAGGCGTTAAACATTCCTAAGCCGCAAGAAGATATGAGCGAAGAAGAACTTGCACAAGCAAAAGCCCAAGCTGAAAAAGCACAGGCAATGGAACAGCTACAAATGCAAGAAATTCAAGGCAATCTTGAAAAGCTAACTCTTGAGCGAGAACAGCTAAAAGTAAAAATTATTGAATTACAGAAGAAAACTGAAACAGAAGAAGTTAAAGACGACAAGTTGATAGCTGAAACTGAAAAGATTTTAAGTGAAGTACGCAGAAGCAATGCTGAAATAGCGGCAATGAAATCAAACGTACAAGCAAACATTCAACAGCAACTAGACGCAATACAGGTGTAGCAATGAAGCAGCTAGAGAGCATAGACCACATACCAGAAGATCACATTGAACAAATACAAGCCATTGCAAAAATGTGTCACGAAGTTAATCAAGCTTACGCAGCGGTAATTCGTGAGCCATTAAAGCATTGGCATGAGCTAGAGCAGCCAGAAAAAGACGGTGTTATTGAGCATGTGGCGTTTTTAATTATCAATATCGATGCTGATGCTAAAGCATGGCATGACGCTTGGGTTGCAAAAATGATTGTTGCCGGCTGGAAGTACGGACCTAAACGCTCAATCAAAAACAAAACGCATGAGCACCTGAAGCCATTTCATCACTTGCCTGAAAAACAGCAAGTCAAAGATGCGCTATTCCATAGCGTAGTTAAACAAGCCATTCACGCGGAGCAAGATAAATGAGCAATAACCACGTAGAAAGAATGAAAGACGAACACAAAGGGCTAACCGCTAAGATAAAAGCACTTAACGCTTTCATTCATGGCAATGAGATATTTAACACGCTTGATGATTTGGAACAGGCAAGAATGATTAAGCAGGCTGGATTTATGGAAGCCTACGCCGAAACACTGGCAAGCAGAATATGGGCAAATCAATAGGTCACAAAAACACGTACTACGCAGAAATGAAGCCGCTTTGAGAAATCAAGGCGGCTTTTTTGTGCGATGCACAAAACTCGCAAGGGCAGCGATACGCCTAAATTTTAATTTTCGTAACCATACGTTAAATGGTCGATGGGGTAATAAAGTGGACGAACTAGACGAGATATTAGCAAACGGCACTGACGAAGAAATCGAGGCGGCACTAGCTGGTCTTGATATTGATGGTGATACGTTGTTTGGTGGCGAAGATGGCGAAAAAGAGCCTGTAGTAGAAATCAAACAAGAAACACCAGCGGCAGAGCCAAAGCAGGAAACAAGCGAAACACCAGCTAAAACAGACGTAGAAGGGGAGTCGTCAACCAAAGAAGGTGAAGCACCAGAAGGTTTTGTTGAAATTGACGGCGAATACTACGTTAAGGCAACGGGCGTAAGCAGCAAGAACGGTCAGCACAGTTTACCGTATGACGTACTTGTTCAAACGCGAGAGCGTGTAGCAGCAGCCGAAGCCGAACGCGAAAGACTAGCCACCGAAAAAGCAGAACTTGAAAGCCAGTTTGCAGAATCTAAACGTGTAGCCGAGCTACATAGCAGCCAACTTAAAGAGGCTGGAATAGATCCACGCAAACTACCAGGTGAAATGCTTAAAGATCCTGAGCTAATGGAACGCATAAAGGACGAATATCCAGAGCTAGGCGAATTAGTTAGTGAACTTGCTAACCAAATTCAGCAATACGGCACCAAAAACCAGCCGGCACCACAACAACCTACTTCACAAAATGAAGTGCAAGACGCGTTTTCTAATTCACAGCACTTAAAACAGTGGATGGAAAGTGACGTTGATAAGTGGGATATGGCAAAGGTTATTGATGACAAGCTCGCAAAAGACCCATCGTTTGCAAACAAATCTGTAGCAGAGCGATTTAAAGAAGTTGAAAAGCGCGTACAAAGCGCCTTTGGTGAACAGCACAAGCCTAAGCCAAGCAACGCAAACTCTGCACCAATCCCAAATACCCCCACTGACGTAGGCACACAAGCCAGCGATATGAGCGCTAACGCAAACTTACTGGACAAAGATGCTGCGACTATCACAGCAGAAATGGAAGGTATGACCGAAGCGCAAATTGAAGCGATGCTTGAAAGCGCGTCAGATTTTCTCTAGGAAATTAAAATGAGCACAATTACAAAAGCACAAGCGGCTAAAGCGTTTGGCGCTGCCCTGTTTACACATACACGCCGTCAAAATACGTTCGTGAACATGTTAACCGGTTCTGCCCCAAAAGCGGCTAAAGCTGATATGGCCCACGGCAAAAAGCAAACTGAAAAGGGCGCGCCAGTGGTTATGATCAACGACTTGCAAAGCCAAGCCGGTGATTCGGTTGAAATGGATTTATTCCACAACCTAAGCGGTTTACCAACAATGGGCGATAAAAAACTGGAAGGCCGTGGCGAAAGCTTGAGCAAAACAGTATTTGAATTGCGTATTGACCAAGGTCGTAAGATGGTTGATAGCGGCGGTAAAATGTCGCAAAAGCGTACTAAGCACAACTTGCTTAGCACAGCTAAAACGTTGCTAGGTAACTACTACAACGATCTTAAAGATGAAGTTGCTATGTATCACCTGGCCGGTGCGCGCGGTTCATTTGCTCCTGATGACATCATCATTCCACTTGAAAACCATGAAGAATTTAAAGAAATTATGGTTAACGATGTGATGGCTCCAACGTATGACCGTCACCAGTTTGGTGGTGATGCGACTAGCTTTGAAGCGATTGATGCTGCGGATATTATGACGCTTGAAAAGCTGGACGACTTAGCGCTTATTTTGGAAGAGCAAGCTAATCCAATGAAGCACATTAGCTTTGAAGCTGACCAAATGGCTAACGAGTCGCCGTTCTTCTTGTTATTCGTAACACCGCGCCAATGGCGTGACCTTTGGGCTTCTGCGACTGATAAAAAGTTACAAGAGCTTCAATCACGCGCTATTAAACGCGGACAAGGCTTCAATCACCCTGTATTTAAAGGTGATGTGATCATGTGGCGCAACATTCTTGTTCGTCAATATCGTAAGCCTGTACGCTTCTTTGCGGGTGATCAAGTGACTGTATCGAACAACGATAAGTTAGCGACAACTAAAACTGTTGAAGCGGGTACAACTATCGATCGTGCAATCCTTCTTGGTGGTCAAGCGCTTGCGAATGCTTATGGTAAGTCTGATTCAGGTTCGCACTTCTCTATGACTACAGAGAAAACCGACCACGGCAACGCAAACGAAACCGCTATCGTATGGATGAATGGTTGTAAGAAAGTACGCTTCTCTGACAAAACAGGTCGCGTGAACGATTACGGCACAATGGTCCTTGATACTGCGGTATCTCTACAGTAAGCCCTTTTGGCCGGAGAAATCCGGCTTTTTATTTTAACTTTTAGTAATTGGATAAAATTATGAAAGAAACATTTTATAGAGGTGCCGCCGGTAATCTATCGCTTCACCTGGTAACAATTTCGCTTGCTGCTTTAGCTACTGAGGCGACAAAGGTTGTCACTGATTCTTTACCTATTGGCACGCAAATCACAGGCGTTCGCATTGTGAATGAAGCGCTAGGCACTGGCACTAAGCTAACTGCTCAAGTTGTAAGCCGTGAAGGCGATACCACCGACTTAGCTGAGTTTGACACTGAATCGGCGGGTAATAGTGGCGCATTCATTAAACCGGTTTACATTGGTGATGAAGGCCCAAGCGATTTAGTTGTTAAAAATACGGGTTCGTCTGCAGCAACCGGCGAAGCTTTACTTCAATTAGAGTACCGATACAAAGGTTACTAAGCCTTTTCGATACACGTTTAAATCAAGCCCTGCTATTGCGGGGCTTTTTTATTGGGGAATATCCATGAGCAATACAACAAATATCGTTTATATCGGTAAGAAGCCTTTTAAAAAAGACACCGTATGTAATACCCGCACTATTTTCAAGCAAGGCGAACCAACGGCTGTACCGTCTGAGCTTGTTCAACGATTCTTAGACTTTAATGAAGTTTGGGTTGCTGAAAAAGATGCTAAAGCCTATATCGAGCGCCAAAAGTTCTTAGCAGAACAGGCCGAAAAAGAACGCATTGCACGCGAAGAAGCTGAAAAGCAAGAAGCGCTTGATGCAAGCATGTTAATCATCGTTGATGGCGAAGAAATCGACTTAGGCAAGTACAGCTCAAATCAACTTAGTACATTCGTTGAAGCGCACGACTTAACTATTGAAGGTGCTAAAAAGCCAGTGCCAGCATACTGTAAAAAAGTACGTGATGCGTTCCGCGCTTCTGTTGCTAGCGAAAATACAGACCAGGGCGAATAATCATGGCGCAATTATCTAGCTTGATCCCGTTAGTTCGCGAACGCTGCGGGGGCGTTCTTGACCAAATGGCGAAAGACCAGCTAGGTCGCGCCTATCAAAAGTTTTGTTATGAGTCTCGTTTTTTAGCTCGCACTCAAGAAATTGAGAAAGGGCAAAGCGGGGAACTTAACATTGATGATAATCACGTATTTGTGAGTGTTGATTTTATTTTAGATGATAATGGTAGCGAGCTAAAAAGCTCAGATGACTACTTGGTATCGTCAAATGGCGCAGTAACCGTGATCAACACAACACCTAAAGTACGTGTGTTTTACCATATCGCCCCGCAATTCATGCTACCTAATGACTTTGATGCTGATAATACCATCGTTAACCGGTGGGCAGATGCTATTGCAGATGGTGCCGCGTCAACGTTGTTGATGATGCCTAATACTGCATGGACTGATCTGGCAAAGTCTGATTACTTTAAACGCCGTTTTACCGATGGCTACCGCGATGCTTTTCAAGTTGCTATCGAGGCACTAGACGAGCAAAGACCTACACAACAAAGAGTGTTTTACTAATGGCTATTGTTTCCTCAAATGAAATTTTAATGCGGGTTAATAAGCTCCTTAACGATCCTAACTTTACACGTTGGACCAAAGAAGAATTGCTTAATTATCTAAATGACGCGCAGCGTGCAATTGTATTGCGCCGTCCTGACTCTTTCACTGTAGACACCGATGATTTTGCGTGTGTAGAAGGTACTAAGCAGTTTTTGCCGGTTGACGCATTAAAACTTATTGATGTGACTCGCAATGAGTCGGGGCGTGCGATACGCGGGCCATACAATCGCCAAGTTTTAGATGATAACTACGACACATGGTATGCGGGTAAAGAAGCAAGCGAAGTTGAGTTGTATATCTATGACGAGCGCAACCCCAAAACGTTTTATGTTTACCCAGGCGTTATAGAAAACGTAAAGCTAACGCTTGTTTATTCAAAAGCGCCGCCGGCTATTAGCTTGGCAGATAATGAAGCGGGCGAAGTCATTGCATTAGATGATATTTACGTTAACGCGATCATTGAATGGATTTTATACCGCTCATACATGAAAGATGCTGAATATGCGGCCAATCCGAATAAGAGCCAAATGCACATGAACGCATTTAAAAGTCAGCTAGGCGAGAAAAGCCAAGCAGACGTTGCAATGATGGCGCAAGAGAAGGGGCAGTAACATGGCAGCAAGCGCAGGCGCGTGGTATCGCGTAGGAACAGTAAATGTAACAAATGGTAGCGCAGCTATTGTAGGTGTTGGCAGTAATTGGCAAAACGATGTAATTGCAATCGCTATTGGTGATGCGTTCACCATCGACGCAAAGACCTGGTATGAGGTTATATCTGTAAATGACGATACGAGCATTACACTAGATCGTGGCTTTGAAGGCGCAACAGCAAGCGATGTTGAATATGCAATCCTAAGAAATACTTCGGGAACCATACTTACACGCATAGCCGGCCAAATAGCCGTACAGTTTAACCAAAAGCAATTGTTTTTAGATGAATTGCGAAACTGGCTAACCTCAGAAGATGAAACAGCAACGCTTACTGATAGTCATGGAATTGCTCACGTTGTTAAAACGGTTAATAAAATTCAAGAGTTAACCGGGACGGCGGCTGAGGCTGATGTCGTATCTAATGTGGCAGATACTACCGCAAACAAGGTACTAACCGTTGGTTATGGTGGTTTGGGAGCTGGCGCTATACTTACCTCTAACTTCGACTCTTTAACTGTCAATGGTTTTTACCAGTCATTATTAGGTAACACTATTGGAGCGCCATTACCAGGTAGACAATATTCCCTTATCCACAATTCTTATGGAACAGATACCGGCAATGATAGAGCTTCGCAGATAGCCATAGAGTCTCTGCCTACCACAGTCGATAAGTTTATATACTTCAGAACAAGAGAGGGTGGCGTTTGGACGGAGTGGAGCGAGGTTTTAACTTATTCCCATATTACTGCTACTTATTATGACAATACGCCAGGCAGGATTACAAAGGTAGGTGATTTTGGCTTAGGAGGGGTAGGAGCCATAGTTTCAAGTTTAAATGATATAAATGTAAACGGTATGTATCGCATATCCAGCGGGGATGCTGTGGCAGGAGGGGCACCCTACTCAGCACCTTGGGAAGTTATATCTATAAACTATGATAGTAATAGCGCAAAGCAAATGGCTTTTAGAGCAGGTGTCGGCTCGTTAATTCATATGGAAAGAGTAAAAGCAGGTGGTAACTGGCAAGAATGGCAGGAAACCTACCACAGCGGCAACACTAATTTTAAGGAGTTTGGTGGTTTAGCTAATGATGTTATAGCAATAGGTATCTGTCCTAGCGCCACGGTAGCTAGGCTTGCCTTGCCCTTAGCGGGCAATTCCGTTCCTACGAGTATAACTGTAACAGGAACATTTACAATAAAAGCAAATAACACATCTATTGCCACTGGTTTAACTGGAAGCGATCTTTTACTAAAGCCTTACAGCGGAACAAAGATAGGTCTTGTTGAGTACACATCAACAGGCTTGGTGCAAAACAGCTACGTTGAATTGGTTGGTGAAACAGAATCCTCAAAAATTATGGTGAATTACTAATGCTAAAATTCATAAATGACAACGATTTTTTGCTAATCGATAAATATAAGCAAAACGAGGACGGTTCAATAGGCTGGATTTATAACGATGGCAATGCTGTCCACTCTGGCTTTATTCGCGAGGGCATGGCCTCAACAATTCAAGTACCCGATGGCACAGAGCAAGTAAAGGTAGGTACTAAGCAAGTGCAGGTTGGTACTGAAAGCGTAAAGGTTGGTGAAACGCCTGTACTTGATGAAGAAGGAAATCAAGTGTTAGGCAAGGGTGGCGAACCTCTATTTGAAGATGTTATTGAGGACCGCCCTGTTTTTGAAGATCAAGACGTTTTTGAAGAACAGCAAAAGTACAAAGATGAAATAGTCGATATATGGGCCAAGCTCAAAGAGCAGGTAGAGCAAGGCGCTATAACGATAGACGCGGATCATTTGCTTTTAGAGCAAAAACAGAGCGCTAAAGATAGCATTAACGCAACTCGCGATGCGTTGAATGACGAAGATATTGAGTACAACGGTTACACATTCCAAGCGGGTGCGCAATCGCGTGAGGATATTATGGGCGCAGTAGTTACAGGTAGCGATACTATTTGGCTTACTCGCGACAACCAAGAAATTGAAATGACCGCAGAAGATATGCGCGGCCTTGGTCTAGCTATCGCGAACCGTAAAAAGTTTTTAGTCTATAAAGCACGCCACTTTAAAGATGCGCTTGACGAGTTAAACGATGAAACCGAAATAAAGAATTTTATCGATAGCTTAGATTGGAGTGCTTAACATGCGAGTGATTTTTTGCACAAACAACATGCCGTTTAGCTTGCTGATAAAGTTGGTTACATGGTCACAGTGGCATCATTGCGGTGTCATTGTGAAAGAACAGGGCATTGACTACGTTATACATGCAAAAGCGTTTAAGGGCGTTATTAAGGAGCCGCTTAAAAAATTCAAGCTCGACTACCCTGATCACGAAATACGCGTGATGAATGGAAACTCTACAGATGCGAATGAGCTTTTAGGTCAAAAATATGATTTTGGCGGTGCTATTGGCCATTACTTTAGTGCTTGGAATGATCCGCATAAGTGGTTTTGCTCTGAGCTGGTAGCGTATTGTCTTGATTACGTAAACCTAGACTTTGTAGGGCGCTTTACACCTCAGCGCTGTTACGCCATGAGCCTACCCATAGAATAAGTTTTAAACCTTCCTCAAAAAACACTTACAAAATAAGCGAATCCTATGCCTGCAATATCCGTAAAAACTTTTGCCGGTGAACGGCCTAAAATCGATCCGCGATTACTTCCCAATGAATCAGCATCTAAAGCTTATGGTTGTCATTTTGATAATGGCAACCTATCGCCTTTAAGACTTCCTGAGTTGACAGACGTATCGGTGATCTCGAACGCAAAAACAATTTACCATTACTTAGATCAGTATTGGTTTTCATGGAATAAAGCAGTTAATGCCGTAGCGAGCCCAATTGCAAACGACCCTTGGCAACGCGTTTACTTTACGGGTGATGGCTACCCAAAAGTAACTAACAACGCTATTTTTAGCGGTTCTAATATGCCGGCTAGTGCTTACCGCCTTGGCGTTCAATCGCCCGAAGTGCCAATAATTGCAGTGGTGACAGATGCGGCTACCGATGAAATAGATCCTAACGATGATGAAACACGCTACTACACGCACACGTTTGTCACTGAGCAGGGTGAAGAAGGGCCGCCGGGCGAAGCGTCACAACGTCTTGATATTAGATACCCGGACGAAGAAGGTACATACGTAACGCTTGCTTTATCTCCGCCAAATGTAAATGCGTCAAACATTACGCATCGCAGAATATACAGAACGGCAACCGGAGGAGGCATAGCAGATTATTTATTTGTGGCAGAGATACCAATATCACAAAACCAATTTGTTGATGATATTCCAACAGACGAGCTAGGATCATCGCTTGATACTTACGACTATGAAATGCCGAACGAAAACATGAAAGGCTTAACGTCGATGGCAAACGGTATTTTGGCCGGCTTTTTTGATAGCACTGTTTGCTTTAGTGAGTCGTACCTTCCTTATGCTTGGCCGAGCGGTTACCAGCTAACAACCGAGCATGAAATTGTAACCGTTGCAGCACTAGGCAATACGCTAGCGGTTTTAACAAAAGGCTACCCGTATTTATTTAGTGGCATAAGCCCTGACTCAATGGCCGGGCAAAAGCTAGAGTCTAATCAATCATGCACAAGCGCACGCTCAGCGGTAATCGCAAACGGCACGCTCATATATGCAAGCCCTGACGGTTTGATAGGTTTAACAAGTGGCGGGTTAACCATGCTAACTAACCAGATAATAACGCGTGAGCAGTGGCAAGAATACGAACCAGAAACAATAGAGGCGTACCACCAAGAGGGCCGCTATTTAGCTTTTTATGGAGCCAACTTAGACAAGGCGTTTATTTTTGATCCGAATACCGGTGATTTTAGACACTTTACGGCCAAAGCTGATTGCGGATTTAACAGCCTTGTTGATGACACTCTGTATATTTGCCAAGGCGCGGACTTGAGCAAATGGGGTGAGTCTAACGAGCTTACAAGCTATGAATGGAAGTCTAAGGACTTTTCAGCGAGCGACCTAAGCTTTGCATGTGCAATGGTAAAAGGAGTCGATACAGAGCTTTCAGGGGTTCGCATTTACGCCGATGAAGTAGAGATATTGCATTTAGCGCCAGGGCAAATACCCAGTATGGCATTTAGATTGCCACCTAATCGCGGTGATAAGTGGTCATTTGAGGTTTATGGCAAAGGCACAATACACAGCGTTTCTATTGCAACAACCATGAGAGAGGTTGCGGCTTAATGGCAAAATTAAAAAAAGGCACGTTCCCTGGCATAGTAAGAAAAGGCCGGCAAGATCCCACTAGTAGCGCTATTACTGAAAATATAGAGCTGCTAACAGGCCAGCGAGGTAATAACAGAGCTTTATTAATGAGCGACCTTGTTGATCTTGATGATATGAAGCGCCAAGCACTTATTAATAATGCGAGTGGCGGCACCAATGATGGTGGACTGCCAATTACAACAGGTGGCGTGGAAAGACCGCACGCGCCTGTCAACCTATCGGCCACAGGTGGCTTTACATTTATAGCCGTTAGCTGGGATCACCCCACCTATAGAGGCCATGCTTACGCTGAAATATGGCGCAGCGAAACAGACTCATTTAACAGTGCCACGCTAATAGCGACAGAAGTTGCGGACGTATTTAGCGATACTGTAAATATGGGAGCTGAATATTACTATTGGGTTCGCTTTGTAAATATTGCCGATGTAAAAGGACCAACGCAGGGCGCAAGCGGTGTGCTCGCTAAAACACAGAAGTCGGCAGAGCTTATACTTGGTGAAATTGGCGGGCTTATAGAGAAATCGCATTTGAGTGATTTTCTATCAACGGCAGTCGATAAAATACCGGGGCTGGAATACTTAATTGAAGATGTTGCTTTTAATGAAATACCAGCATTAAAAGTCGACATAGATAACTTTGATTTAGATATAGACGAGTTACGCGCCGATGTTGACCAGCATTTAATTGATATTCCCAGCATACAAGAGCGCATAGAAAGCCTAGATACTATTACGGAGCAGGCAAAACAAGATGCCGAGGACGCGATAGACAGAGTTGAAGCACTCGACTTTGATACGGATTCATTAGCTAGACAGTTAATTGAAAGCGCGCTTGTTGGCGATCTAAATTGGGAGGCGAATGCGGTTAAGCTGTACGAGTTTGAATCTAAGCTTGGTAATGTTAATGCTCGCATAGAAGCCGAGTTTTTAACAAAGACAGAAGCAAATGAAGCCATAGCAGCTGCAGCAGAAACCATACAGGTAATGATAGAGGAAAATGGAACCGCGTTAAGTGGCGACATTGCAAATACCTATTACACGAAAGCAACAGCCGATGAAGTCATTGCAGCCGCAACCTCAACACTTAAATCGGCCATTGAAAATCCCGAAGGCGACAGCGTAGGCGCTACGCTATTTAATGATTACTACACATCAACTGCTACAGACAATGCAATATCAGCTTATGGCCTGCAGTTAAAAAGCGAGATAGAAGATCCAGACGGGGAAAGCTTAGGCGCACTCATAAAGCAAGACTATAGCACCACGGTAGAAACTAATTCAGCAATTAGCCAAGCAACAACACAGCTTAAAACAACGATAGACGAAGAAGTAAGCGCGACACTCACGCAAGATTACTACACCAAAGTAGAGGCCAATAACGCAATAACATCATCGGCTCAATTGCTAAAGTCAGAAATTGAAGATCCTATGGGTAACAGCATAGGCGCTACGCTATTTCACGAATACAGCACAAAGGCCAGCGTAGAAGAAGCAGTATCAAGAGCTATATTTCAGCTAAGCAGTGAAGTTGAGCTTGCAAACGAGCCGTTAGCACAAGCTGTTATTGAAAACGCGCTAGCTAATGATCAGCAGGCAGACCAACAAAGAATTGTTACCGCCAGCATACTAAGGACCCAAGAGGCTACAACCAGCCAAACAGAGGCGTTAGCGCAATCAATCACGGTTATTGAAACAAACTTTCTCGAAAGCGAATCAAAATTAACGCAGTTAAGCGCGGCATTCTCTGACGCGACCAGCTCAACAGCAAGTGACATTCTACAGCTAAATACAAAGGTAGATGAAAACAAGGCATTCCTTGAAGTTAATTATTTAACGAAAGTCGATACAGAAAGCGCCATAAGCCAAGCAACAAGCACGCTGCAAAGCGCAATAGAAGGGGCTACCTCTGATATTTACGAAAACTTTTTAACCTCTGTAGAGACAGATCAAGCGATAAGCCAAGCCACAACAATACTAAAAAGCGAAATTGAAGATCCGCAAGGGAATAGTATTGGGGCAACTTTATTTAACGAGTATGAAACTAAAGCCGATGCTGAGCAGTCAAGCGCAACAACAAACCAGCAATTAAGGGCAGAGTATGAAACAAGCGCTATAGCCGTAATAGAAAACGCTTTAGCTAACGACTTGGAGCAAGAAAGAAGGACCATATCAGAAGCAGATATAATACAAAGGCAAAATGTTTTTGCTAATGAACAAAGCGCTTTTGCTGAGTCATTAACTGTTTTGAATGCCGCGCTTGGCGAAAATAACTCAACACTTTATGAGTTACAAACAGTATTTGCTAGCAATACCGAGACAACCGCAGAGCTAATAGAAAAGCTAGATAGTGATATTGCAGGCGTTTCAGCCGATCTTTTGAATAACTACTTAACTAGCGCAAAAGTAGGCGAAGCAATAGCCAGTGCGGATACTGCGCTACGTGCAACTATTGAAGATCCCGAAGGCAACAGCATAGGCGCGAATTTACAATTAAATTATTACACAAAGTCTGATACAAATAGCGCAATAAGCTCGGCAACTAACGTACTTAGGTCACTTATCGAAGATCCCGAAGGTGATAGTATTGGCGCGCTTCTTATTAGCAACTACACAACAAAAACGGAATCAAATCAGGCAATAGCAACGGCTTCTGAGACATTGCTATCAGAGGTGGGCGAGGTTCGCTCATCTTTACAAACAGTAAGCGAGACAGTCGCAACGAACCAAGGCGAGTACAGTGCATTATGGGGTGTTAAGTCTACTGTAAATGGACTCACAACGAGTCTTGGCCTTGTTAATGATGGTGTTGAGCCTATATTCGCAGTTAAAGGCGCTAAGTTTTCTATAATAACAGATCAAGATCCTACTAACTTAACACCTGTCTTTGCGGTGTCGGAAGGCAAAACAGTTATTAATACTGCAATTATTGACGAGGCATTTATAAAAAGCCTTGTTACTGACGATCTGCTTGCAAATCGCTTGCTTGTTGGTTCAACACTCACAACACCGTCAATTAATTACAATCCAAGCAACGGCGCACGTAGCGGTAATTTTTCAATTGACCCTGGCGGAAACATGCTAGCAAAGAGCGCGACACTAGAGTCAGTTACTATTAAGGATAATAACGGCAACGTTGTAATGTCATCCACCGGCGCAATACCTTCATCCAAAGTTACCGGGCTAGGTAATTTAGCTTCTAAAGACTCGCTTGGTTATAACGAACTTAGCGGTAGGCCAAATCTAGGAACTTTCGCGTTTTTAAGTGATCTAGGCTATAACGATCTGAGCGGAAAGCCTACACTTGGAAGTCTAGCCTCTAAAAATTCATTGTCTTACAACGAAGTGACAGGAAAGCCGGCATTGGGCTCGCTAGCCTACTTAAATTCACTTGCTTATGACAGCGTAACCGGCAAACCTTCGCTTGGTCCATTCGCAGGACTTAGTAAAATCTTGAGTTCAAATGTAACTACGTATATTGCTAATGGGGCCATTGGTAGCGCGCAAATAGATACGGCGTACATAAACTCCCTGTTTGGTCAGAACGCGAGCTTTTACGGCACTGTTTATGCGGAGAATTTAAGCGGTGATGTTACGGATACAATAACCAAGTCAGTACAAAGTGAAAACATAGATAGTAGCGAAACACAGATTGCAACACTCAGTATTGCCAGCGCAAGCTTCAAAAGAGTTTTATACATAAGAAAAGTAGCAACAAACATACCTGGCGTGGGTGATGGTGGAGAAAACCAGTACAGAACAAGCTCAGTAGCGGTAAGAACTACTGGCGGCACCTATTTGGGCGGCGGCGCTGGCACTGGTGAAGATCGCGGCATTGAAGATATAACCGTAACAATAAACGCAAATACAACTTACAACATTAAAATAATGATCTCTACCAATGCTCAGTCTGTAGACAGCGGCGTTTTTGGCCGAAAATACCCAACCGTTTCAGCTCAAGACGTATTATTTCAACTATTCAAAAAAGGAAGCTCTTTAGGGTAATGGATAAACCCCCCAATATAGGTTAGTATTTCTACATAATGGAAAAGTCACACCTGCAATGCGTGTCATGGTCTAAACACCGTGATCGGCTTAAAGAGCCAATAACTCGAATAGGTAATATTGCAAACGACCCATACCTATACCAAGAAATCGACAAAGCCTGCTCAAACGAGTGGGCTTTTTTGTTTTTGGTGCCAGATGGTTTTTTTATTTTGTGGCCTCGTCACATTGAAAACAAAACCTTTATCGAGATAACAGTAGCGTCATGCCACGGCGGGAATGCTACGCAGCGTTACCTACATCACATCATTAGACTTGCTAAATGCGGCAAGGCTCAATTTATCGAATTTGCAACCGCTAGACGCGGGTTTAACAAAGTGGCTCCCTCTCATGGCTGGGCTCACGCTGGCGTGCGTGATGGTTTAACCGTGTGGCGACACTTTTTAGGGGATTAAGATTCATGGGTAAGTCCAACGAAGTCAAAGAAACAGAGTACGAAAAAGAGCTTGCCAAAGTATACGGCGAAGAATGGGCTTACTACCAAAAAAGCATCGTGCCGTTTGAAAACCAAGTTATTGACGAAGCAAAGCAAGCCAATGACGAAAGCGTTTACGATGACATAGCCGAGAATACAAATCTTGGTTATAAAAAATCCTTTTCAGATGCCAGTAATAACGCACTTTCTAGCATGGAAGCGAACGGCATAAACCCAAATAGCGGCAAGTTTAAAAACGTTGTTAGTGATATGGCCGACAACGAAGCGTCAGTAACAAGCGATGCAAAATCACGCTCACAAGTTGCAGGGCAAGAACGTTACACAGGCAAGATGGCAAATGTTATGGCTATGGGGCAAGGGCAGTCACAGGAAGCGACAGCAACACTCAGTGACATTGCATCAAGTTCACAGCAAAAAGCGTTTAACGATGCAAGCAATAGCAGAC